ATGATCATCCGTTGTAACTGTATAGCTTGTGCCGCTTTGAATGCTAACACCCGGTGTATCCTGCCTCTTGTACCCCACACACACCCAATTCCCTGCCCCCAGCGACAGAAACTCCGCCGTATCATTCCCCGCCGTCACGATGTTCGCATTACCTGGCAGGATGAGCGAGGTCGCGTCATGAGTCAGGGTCAAAGCGCCGCCGAAGCGCAGCAGGCGGCGGATGCCGGCGTTGGCGGTGCCTAGGCTGGTGATGGCCGTCGTGCCGGTGACCAGGAGATTGCTGGAGGCGGCGGCGCCGATGTTCACCGTCGCCGCGCTGGCGATGGCGATCTCGGCTGCCTCGTTCAGTGCCGCCCCCAGCGTCACCGCGCCGTTGAAGGTCTGGGGCGCCGTGAAGGTGCTGGCGATGTCCGTGCGTGCCGCGTTCGCCGGCAGCGCCGAATTGGCCCGGCTGAGGATGCCGAGATAGACCGTCAGCGCCTCGTTCTGCAGCGTGCCCGCATCCCAGGTCACGGTCACCGCCGTGTTTGCGGAAAAGGCGCTGCTGGCGATGGTGCCGAAGATCGTGCCGGTCAGGGCGCCCACGGCCTTGACCCGGCGGCCCGGATGATAGACCGCCGCGACATCGACGCCGACCACCGAGAAGCCGGTCACCGAGGCATAGGCGATGCCGTGCGCGCCATCGCCGTCGCCATAGATGATCCACTCGGCGTCATTGTACCACTCGCGCAAATGCGCCTGGAGCTGCCGGGCGCTGTCGTTCACCTGCGACGGCGCCATGCCTTCGGGGAAAAGAGCGACATTGTTCGAAGGGTTGGTGCTGTAGTCCTTAATGCCGGTCATGGATCTACCTTTCCGCCGCAACATCGGCGCGCTGGCGGCCCGCTTCTCATGAAAGTGGAGGCAAAATGCGGTGCGACCTAGAGATAGGGCAGGAACTGGCCGATCAGGCCGCCGACGGTGTTGATGTAGTCGAGGGGGCTGGGCCCTGTTCGCGGCGCCGAGGTCGAAATCGTCGCTCCAGGCGCGCCGCCGATCAGCGCCGAATAGGCATTGAGCTTCTGCAGCGGCATGTTCTGCTCAAAATCCCAGCGCGCCTTGTCGGCATCGATCTGGCTCTGGGCATAGTTGCGCCGCATCTGCCCGGCCTGCAGCAGGGCGTTGATGTCTTGATAGTCGGCCGCAGCAAGTTGCGGCGCCGATTGCGCCGCGTTTTCCTGCAGGCCGCGCTCGAACTGGTGGTACTGGAAGAGCTGCGGCGCCAGCGCGTTGGCGATGCCCTGGCTGACCTGCCCCGCATGGGCGCCGGACCCGTAGCGCCCCGCCGATGCGAATATCGAATCGATGCCCGGCTGCACCTGCGCGCGCACCGCATCGCCGATGGCCGCCGCATAGGGATTGCCGGCGCCGATGTACCTCCCACCGATGGCGTCCTGCGCATATTGGCCGGCGGCCGCCATCAGCGGATTGCCGGCTAGGCCGCGCTGTGCCAGTGCCTGCATTCCGGCCTCCTCTTCCGGTGCCAATCCGGCGACACTCTGGCCGGGATACCATTGCGGCACTGTCGACCGGTACCAGGCCGAAGCCTCCGGGAAGATACCGGGAATGTTCTGGGCCTTGTCGCCCAGATAGTAAGGTACCGCCGGTTTCCACGGATCGCTGTTCTGCACCGTGGTCTGCTGTCCGTCGCCGCCGCCAGGCATGATTAGATCTCCTTGCTCATTTCCACATGTGTCGCGCGCCAGCCGCTGAGCTTCCGCTCCCAGCCCCGCCGGCCGCACATCTCCATCGCCGTGCAGGCATTGGCGCGGGCCCAGTCTTCGATGTCCTGCTGCAGATGCTGCCAGCGATCGAAATCCTCGCCGGCCAGCAGCAGATACCGGCAGCGCCGCTGCCGCGGATAACTGCGAAGTTCGGTGACCACGGCGCCAATGAGGCGGTCGCCGGCACGGGCGAGCCAAAGCTGCATCTCGCGCCGGGTCAACGCCTGCAGGAAATCGTCGGTCTCATAGCGGCCTCCGCCATGGGCAAGCGCACGGTTCACCAGCGGCTGAACCTCCGGCCAGATTTCCGGAACCTGTTGTGAAGGGACCGGCACAAGTGCCGGCGTATCGGACAGCGCCATCATGCAGGCACACCGCTAACGGTCATTGCGGTCCGCCGTCGAGCCGGCCCTCCCGCTCTTGCCGCCGCCCGGGTTTGACGCGCTCCCACCGCCGTGCGGCCCGCTACCGCCGCGCGAACCGGCGCCGCTGCCGAAATCGCGCGCCTCGGTCGCGCCCGGCATCCCCCAGCCGCCGGATCCAAGCCCGCGCTTTGCCATCGTTTCCCGTTCGGCGAATTCGCGGATTTGGCGCTCGAGCCGTGCTTTCTTCTGAATCGCCCGGTGCGCATTCGGCTCCAGTTCCAGGTCTCGTAGCGCGGCGGCGATCTCCGGGCTCCGGGCCGCAATGTCGCGGACATCAATCTCGCCGGCGAATTGCGGCATTGGACTGTCAACGAGCCCTGGGAATGCCAGGCGGCCCATGGCCTGAAGCCCGACAGAAAGCGGACTCTGCAAGGCCCGTGCGCCGAAGCCGAGCGCAGAGGCGATGTTGCCGAGAGAGAAGTCGGCGAAGCCGGCCCGGTTCGAGTCTGCGGCCCGCTGGCCCGGATGATCGCGATTTCCGCCGCCGCCTTGCGGCGCACCGGCCAAGTAATCGCTCTGCTGCCGAGTCTGCAGATAGATCCGTGTCGCCGTCTGCGGATCGGCCAGTAACTGCTGCAGTTGTGCGGCGGGCATGCCGAACCGCTGAATCAACTGCCACGGGCTCATTGCCAGGATCCGCGAACGCCATGCCTCGATCGCTGCCGGCAGCGCCGCCACCGGTGCCGGCGGTTGCGACATGACTGGCGGCCGCGGCACCGGCTGCGGCAGCGAATAGGGCTGCAATGGCGCCGATGCAAAGCGATGCGCACCGGTATAGGCATTGTTCAGCGGCAGCGCCTGGCTGCCGGGCAATTGTCCCATCAGCATGATACCTCCAGTCGTCGTGGCATGCGGCATCGCCGCTAACCGAGAATGGCGTAGTCGAATGTCCGGTCGGTCAGGCCGTTGTTGTCGTGCGTCAGCGTAAAGCTGCCTTTTGCCTTTGCCGAGGTATGGATCGTGCCGGCGCCGAGCTCGGCCGCCGCACTTGCGGTAGTCGGCCAGAGCAGGACCGTGCTGCTGCCGGAGACCCGGGGGTCGACGACAACAGTGGAGGCCGCGCCGGCGGCAAGCGTCACCGCCCCACTGACGTTGAGGCCGCCGGTGAGCATGCGGTTGACCACCTCGGCGATCTCGCGCGCCGTGCCGCCATTTACGGGCAGGCCGCGAAAGCCGCTCTGCGAGGCCATGGCTATTGCCGTCCCGCCGGCGCGGCGTCGATTTCGTCGATACCCTGCAAATGGGTCCAGCTCTGCCCCGCCGGAATCTTGAGGCGGGCGCGGAAGTACCGGGCCGAGGCGCGCTGCGGGCAGGCGCCGCGATCGTTCTGCGCGACATCCGGACCCCACTGCACGGCATCGGTCAACCTGTTGCGGAAGCCCAGCGCCACGCTCGGCGTACCGCCGTCGGACAGTGGCCACACGGCTCGCACCAGCGCCCGCGATCCCTCGAGGAGTTGTGACTCGCCGGTATCGACGACCGCCGCCATCGGCTGCCCGCTGAAGAATCCAGCTCGGTTTGCCGTCGAGAAGCCGCCCAGCAGCAGACGCCCGGCGCCGGTCCAGGCGCGGCTATCCAAGGAAAATGGCAGCGCATCGAGGCTGGCGGAGATGCTGTCCAATCCTTCCAATGTGTAACTCGCCTGCGAGGCGCCCTGATGCAGCAGGGCGAGCGGCTGTTCCGCCCGGCTCCAGCGGTCGGTCTGCCAGCTATAGATCAGCAGCTTGTCGGGCATGCCATTCACGCTCGCCGCGCTTGGATAGCTGACCACATACAGCTTGTTGACGGGATCGACTGCGCTGCTGATGCGATGCAAGTGACTCTGATTGACGTCATTCCAGAAAAAGCGGTCGACCTTGTTCTGGCCGATGCCTTGCAGCTGCTGGGCGCCGGCCAATGCATAGAAGCCTTCATCCGAGAGGAAGAATGCCATGTCCTCATAGCGCGCCACAGAACCCTCGGCCGGCGTGCCGATGCCGCGCGCGATTTCATCGAATTGGAATACCAGCGGCACGCCTACGTAGGTCATGCGCTTGATCGACCGTTCCTGGAACACCACGCCATATTCGCCGCCGACCAGGCCCATGACATAGCCGCCATCGGGCAGATCCTGAAAATCGGCCTGGGTCGCTTGCGATGGCGTCCAGGTCTCGGCATTATTTATGCCCGACCATTGCACCCGGTTGACCGTGGCCGCGATGCGGCCCATCACCACGAAATCGCGCACCGTCGCCACCAGACGGCCGATCGGCGGCGATCCCGCCAGCGCCTCGAAGTTGGCGGAACTGCCGACGGTGTATTTTTGCGGCGCATCGGCGCCGTTGGCCGCAATCACTAGATCGCCGAACTGCGCGAATGACCAGCCGCCGTCGATCGGAGTTGCATAGGCGCCGCCGGCGATGCGGCTGACATCCTGCCAATTCACGCCCGAGCTGTCCCAGCGGTAGAGATTCGAGCCATCGCCGGCAAACTGGGCGATCGTGCCGCCGACGCCGCGGGCATAGATCGCGCCCTGCACCCGTGCCGCCATGGCATTGCCCTGCTCGGCGAAGGCAGGCAGCGGCCGGTAGGATGCTGCGTCGGGAATGACATTGAGCGCTTCCAGAGCGCCGGGATTGGCCAGCGCCGGCAGATCGGGAAGCCACGGACCCATAGGTATCATTGCCACCTCTTCGCCTGCTGGCTCGTCCTAGTTCTCGATCCAGGGCGCGGCTGTTTGTCCGCCAGCAGCCCAGTTGCCCGGAGAAGCCGCCTGTACGACCCAATTGCCTTCGCCGGCGGGCACCGCATTCCAGATCTCGGGAGCGATTTGCACCGGGAGCCAAGGGCCGGCGGCGGCTTCGGACGGCGACCAGATTGCCCGCGAACGCCAGAACAACAGCAACGACATGGAAACCTCCCGCCTACGGCGCCGAGTAGCCGCTGACACTGACCGTACAGGTTACGGCCGCGCTGGTGGTCACGGTCAAAGCCGTGTTGGCTGTCAGCTTGATCGGCACGATCAAACTGCGACTGGCATTTTGTCCGGCGCTCGATGCATAGAAACGGAACTTAAGGGTCGACGTGCCCTCTTCCAGCGTCACCGTGACCGCACCGTTCGCTGCGACAAAGATATCGGTGATGTAGAGCGACAGGCCGGCGCCCGGCGCCGCCTTCACCGTTGTATCGGTTTGTGCCGTGGTGAATTCGCTCGCCGCATGCCAGATACGCGGAGGATGCGGGTGGGTGTAGAGCGCGCCATCACGATCGACGGCGAAGGAGGTCTGGTCGCCCTCCGCGCTTACCTGATTGCCCGGCGCCGTATCTTCGGGGGTCTCCGCAACGCCGGAAATCATCATCGGGTTGCTCGACGCAGCGGAGTCATGGGGATTGGTCCCCTGCTGTCGCACTCGGAGGAAGCCACCGCCATCGAAGAGCAGCGGGTGATAGTCGCCATCAGCCGATACCGGCGTCGCTGCCGTGTCGCTGCGGATGCCCAGCACCATGACACCGACATCGCCGGAGGCATGAGGCGAATCCTCCGCCTTGCCGAGGTTCGTGGCGGCTGTGCCTGGCGTAATGCCCATGGTAATCGCGGCAATCGAACCGATCGTGTTCGCGCCCGCCGGCAAGGCCGGCAGGGTGAGCACGTCGACATCGCCGATGTTGTTGCCGCCCGCGGGGATCGCTGCCGCCAGGGACACGCTGCCGTCGACCGTCAATGACCCGCCATTGTCCGTGACCGGCTGCGCCGTGGTTCCCGTCGGATCCGTGCGCAGCGGCGCGCCGCCGACGCCGACTTCGCTGCCGGCGGCGTTGCGCAGATTGGCATGCAGCGCGCGCCTGGCCGTGATACGCACCGCGGCGGCCTGATCCTCCAGGGGATCGGCACCTGGAGTTTCGTTGTAGATACCGCCGACAGGCATGATCGTTCCCGCACCCTCGGCGAATGCAGACTTGTCGGCCTGAACAGCGCCACCGCCGAAAGCCGTGATCTGATTGCCAGCCCCGTCGACGACGGCGACCGCGAGCGTCCGCTCTGCGCCTGTGGTTTTGGCCGCCAACGGGCTCGAGCCATCGGCAGCCGGATCGACGAGCTTGATCCGTTGATAATGAACGCCGCCGATTTCGTCGCTGGCGATCAGCGGATCGCTGCCGTTGCCGCCGGGTGTCTGCACATTATCGGCCATGATCAGGTCACCTGAATCTCTGCGGGACGGGCAGCAGCCGCCGCGGACCAGCGGCTCCGCTCATCGATGCTCTGCAAATTTTGCACTGCAAGCTGATAGCGCTGTTCCCATTGCGTCCAGTGAGTGTCGTCGCCCAAATATGCCGCGGCTTCGGCCAGCGAGCCAAAGAGGTAGACATCGGGCGCATTGGCCAGCAGCCAGTTGCTCGCCACCGAAGCGGACAGCCCATCGAACCGCTTCCAATAGATCATCTCGGCCGCGTAGGCCGCATCGGGTGCCGGCGCCAATTCGATCTCGCTATCGAGAATGGCGAAGACGCGCGGCCGCCCCGGCGCAGCGCCTGCCCGGATCCGATCGATGAAAGCAGGCGCTGCGATCTCCAGTGCTTGCGGCGGATTGGTGTTCAGCCGCAGGCTGCGCATCTCCAGGAAACCGGCGGGCAGGCCGACGAATCTGTCCTGCAGGACCGCCGTCGCCCTTGTCTCCATCGCCCGCAGCCGTAGCTCGCGGTTGATCCTTGCCTCGCACAAGGCAATCCAATCGGGGATCACTGCCGAGATCAGCCCATCACCCGGCCGTCCCAGCCAGTTGCCGATCGCCGCCTGGAGTTCGCCGTAACTTGTGAGCGCCATGATCGCCTACTTCTTGAGATCCAGAACCAGCGAGAATGTGAAGGACGGCGTCGTGCCGCTGATCGCGTAGGAGATCCGTAGGAAACTCCCGAGATTGCCAAGCTTTAGCGAGTCGCGCCCCACCGCCGTCTTCGCGGTAAAGGCCGTATGGCTGTACCAGGCGATGCCATCCGCTGAGGTCTCGGCGGTCACCGTCAGCGACGGCGTCGTGCCGGAGACCGCCGTGATGTCCAACAGGACATTGCCTTCGGCGAATCCGGCGGCGGCGCTGGTGCCCTCGCTTTGGCCGCTGGCGGTGCGTGCCGCCGACGGCAGCAGCGTGATGACTCGCGTCGTCATGATCTCCTCCTATTTCCGATTACAGGTGACCGGGCGCCGAGCGCAAATAGCGCCATTCGCTGCTGTTGAGCAGCCGCTTGACCGCGGGCCAGTGATCCCTGTTGAACACGTCGATCCCCAGCTCGTTGCGCCACTTCAGGATGATGATGTCGGGGATCGTTGCCGCCCGCCGCAATTCGCGCGAGATCGACCAGCCGCCGTCGTCGCTGTTCTGCCGCGCCTTGTTCAGTTCGATGATTGGCGCCACATCCTGCACGGTCTCGATGACTGTGCGGTCGGCCGACGGATCGTAGTGGTGATATTCGGCGATCCCGCTCTGGGGATCCCGCTCGATCAACCGCCGCTGCATGGGAACCCCGCAAAGAAAAAGGGCCGCGGCGTTGCCGGCGGCCCTGCTGTCACTGCGCCCGCCTAAACCGGCTTGCTGCACCGAGCGTATATTTATGATAGGATTATTTTCTGAGAGAAGTCAACAAGAATCCGCACTCGAAGAAGCGCTCGTTTGGCGACGCGTGAGAAACGGCCGCTCTCTCGGATGAGGCGGCATCAGACGAAACATGAGCCTTGTTCTGCCTTGCAAAAGGAAAACGGGCGGCCAACCGGCCGCCCGCCACATCGATCGAGGTCGCTCCGCCTTACGGCGTCGTCAGGTCGGCAACCACGCCGGAGGCCGCCTGCTGCTTGGCGCAGAGGGTGTACTCCACCAGAAGCTGGCGCTTCTCGCTGTCGCCGGTGCGTGCCAGCTCGATCTGCTGGAACGGCCGGAGGTAGGACACGCCCCAGTACTCCATATCCAGCACCAGCGCCGAGCGGTCCCGCGAGAACCGCGAGGCATAGATGCGGTGCTCGCCGAAATCGCTGACATAGACATCGGCGCCCGCGATGATCGTCGCCTGCTTCGCCCCGCTGTTCTCGCGATACTGAGTGGCGATGCCGGTGAAGGTGGAGCCGATGGCCTTGTTCTTCGGTCCGACGATGATGGTGGAAGGATCGCCGCCATTGGCCCAGCAGGCCTGGATGACGTTCTTCAACAGCGTCTCCGTATAGGCCCGCTGCGTGCCGTCGGTCGCCGCCGAGACGATCCCGGCGGAGAAACCGCCGGACGCGCCGCCGGCGCCGCGGTTGACGTTGCTGGTCAGCCACGCCTCCACGGAGCCGGAAGTACGGGCGACGGCGGAGCTGCCCTGGGCCGACGCCTGGTTGCCGGTCAGGATGAACTCCATGTCGCGCTTCAGCTCTTTCGCCCGCTTGGCGATCTGGTAGGACAGTTCGGACTTGCGGCCCGCCTTATCCACCGTCTCCTGCGTGCCGCTGACCACAACTGTCTTGTCCGAGATCTGCGTGTAGTTGCCCACCCGCTGGGTCGGCGTCACCGCATCGAAGGTGGCGTCGTCGCCTTCCACCACGGCATTCTGCCCCGCCGTCGCCAGCGAATCGGTCTGCCATTCGTGGAAGGTGTTCTTGGCCTTCAGCCGCTGCGCCATGGACAGGAACGGCGTCTGGGTCGGACTGATGTTGTAGATGACGTCGCTCAGATCGTCCCTATTGCCGAGCGAGTCGTAGGAATCGAAGGTGTTGGTCGGTTGTGCCATGTTGGCTGTCTCCTGGGATAGGGGTCGATGGGCCGTGCGAGGACGCAACGGCCAGTGAAAACGCAGCAAAGTCCGCTGGCCTCATGGTCTCCGCGCGAAGGCGGCAAGAGAGTCAGTCAGACAGCCCGGTTCGCCCGGAGAGCGACGGCCGGTTCGCAGCGATTGTCGGAATGCAAGGAATAGGGTTCGGGGCCATGCCGGGCATTCGCCGAATGGTAACCCGCCGATAGGCCGCCGGCGCCGGAGTCCGGTGGGCCGGCGGAAAGATCAGATCATCGTCTCGATCAGCTTTGCCGCATCGTCGGTGCTGCCGCTGCGCGTCAGGCGGGTCATCAGCTTGGCGCGGCGTTCCCGCGTGCCTGTGCGTCGCTCCGGCGCCGCGCCCGGCGGCAGAACGCGGCCGGCGGCGGCAAGCTTCTCCCGGCCCTTGGTTGAGCTCGCCATCAGCCGGTCATAGAACATGGCCTTGCGCGCCAGCACAAAATCCCGGTGATCCACCAGGCGGGCGATCTCCGTCGGCGCATATCCGGATTCTGCCAGATAGCGGTGCAAGGCCGCCGCCTCCCGCGGCGCTTGGGCGGGATCGGCCATCTCCGGCACGATCGCCATCAGCGCCTGCTTTTCGCCGGAGATATAGCGCCGCTGCTCCTCGGCACTGTGGCGCTGCCGCATTTCGGCGGCAGCCGCGGCCTCCACCTGCGCGGCCTCCGCCTGCTGCAGCTGTTGCGACAGGGAGTCGAAGAGCATGCGCGCTTGCGCGTGAGCAGCCGGCTGCTCCACCGCCATGCGCTGCCAATCGACACCGCCAAAGGTGGCGAGCTGCGCCTGGAGCGTCGGTATCGCGCCCGCCGCCTGCTCGGCCAGAGTCTGCCGTTCGGCGGCCGCCGCGACGAGCTCATCCTCGACCTGCTCCCGCAGCTCCTCCACCTCCCGCCGTTCATCGGCCAGGCGCATGGTCTTGCGCGTGTAGTCCACGCCGCGCTGATAGCCCTGCACCAACTCCCGAAGCGGCACCTCTGCCTCCTCGCCGTCCACCTTCACGCGGTAGCGGGGCTCGTCGGGAAGTGCGCTATCGTCCGGATCGCCTTCGCTGGATTCCGCGTCCTCTGCTGCCTCGGCCGGCTCATCATCCGCCGAAACTGCGGGCTCCGTAATCGAACTGTTGTCCCACCCGTCACTATCGCCGCCGTCAGCGGCCGACTCATCTTCGGCCGATCGGCGCCGGCGATCCTCAAGCCGTTCAATCGCCCGGGCCGCACCGGCCAAGGTCCGATCCTCGGATGCAATTGCCGTCCCCGGCGTCGCTGCGTCGGTCATCATGCTCTTCCCTTCTGATTTCATGAATGTGGCGATTGCGGCCCGCCACGCGCTCGGAAGTTACTCTGTAGCTGCACCTTGTTGCGCGGCCGACATGATTCGATGGAACAACCTACGCAAGCTACAGGTTGCGCAGCCGCAGCATTGCGAGTTGCGGCAACGATGACAAATCACCAGCTAATCTGGTTCAAACTCAATGTCGACCAGCCACGCCTCGATGCCCTCTTCAAGAAGCTCGCCATTCTCGATTCCACCCCATTGATCGCCGTCCAGATACATCTCGAAATCTACGCCGTAGGCTCGTGCGAACGCCTCGATCGCTCTAAGATATGCCGTGATATCCTCGTTCTGCTGCGATTGGAGCTCCGGTGAAAGCACATACGGTGGCAGTTCCGAATAAATCATGAATGTAACTCCGACGGCAGTCAGCGGCGTTTCATCTGAAAACACGTCTTCTCGGTCTAATATACCGGTAGACAACTCGGGCGCGGCAATCAACCAATCACGAGACCGCGCAAGCTTCGCCACGCAAATCGCGAATTCGGCGATTGTTTGCCCTCCGAGGCCAGATACCATGACCAGGTCCAAGGTACGACAAGGGTTTTTCGTCACGTGATCCATCAACAGAGCTGCCTCATGATTGTTGCATTGTTGAGATGGAACATCTCCGACTGTATTCGATATGAGTGAGCTAGAAACACCACCTATAGATGTTTTATAGTATAGTACATCCCGCATAGATTGCAACAGCTGTCGTGCCTAGTTTCTCGTCTTCGGTTTCTTCGGCTTCTTGGGCTTTTTGGGCTTCTCGGGCTTCTTCGGCGGCGGATTGAAGTAGAATGGTGCTTGTCCGCCGATGCCTCCTTCACTGTATCCGGTGTTCCTATTGTAGTGAGCGTCAAAATGCCGTGTATATGGCAGAGGCTGTAAGAACGCGGACCCGTATACATGATGAATATGGATGGTCTCTCCCATCAGTCCGGCATCCTCAGGATGTATTGCGACCCAGTGCTTGTCGACCCTTGGGCTCAGCCCCAGCTTCAATCTGAACCGATTTGAAGGACTTATCAGGTCCTCATATCCCGAATTGTCCCAGCCTTCGATAAACTGCTCCCAGGCACGCAG